GGATGTCTATATCTACCAAGGCGACCGCTACCTTGACAAAGTAGAGAAGGTAGAAACCTTCAACCGCGTCATGGTAGAGCAGACAGAAGAGGATAAGGCGAAGTTCGCCCGGCAGATGCAGAAGATAGAGCAGTTCAAGGTCTACCTTGACAGGAACGCCATCACCCGACTTGGAATCGCTCCCCGGAGCAAGGAGCCGGAACCCGACGTTGAAGAAGTGATTCAGATGCCCGTCACAACAGTCAACGATGATGATTTCATGGACGAATACATGCCCGCCATGAGCGCGAAGGAGAGGGCTGCACAGGCATTTTAATGACATTATAACACTGTTAGAATATGATTACAACAGACATCAAAAACAAGATCACCGAGGCGATAAGAGCCAACCGAGGCAATTATCCGAGCGATGCCAAGCATGCCGCCTCCCTCGGTGTCACCACCTCGGTTTACAGTGCCATAAAGAACGGCCAGACCGACCGCGTGCTCAGCGATGCCAACTGGATCAGCATCGCCCGGAAGCTCGGCGTGAGTCTGCGAGGCGAGATAGAATGGAAGATTGCCAGGACTGAAACCTTCGACTTCATCATGACCCAGCTTGAACTGGCGCAGACCGGCAGTCTGAGCGGAATCCTCTGCGATATCCCGAATATCGGCAAGACCTTCACTGCCCGGCACTATGTCAAGACCCATCCCAATGCCGTCTATATCGACTGTTCCCAGGTCAAGACCAAACTGAAATTGGTGCGCAAGATAGCGGCCGAGTTCGGAACCAACAGCCGGGGCCGGTATTCGGATGTCTATGATGACCTCGTGTATTATCTACGCTCGATAGATAATCCGCTGATCATACTCGACGAGGCCGGCGATCTCCAGTATGAAGCCTTCCTCGAACTGAAGGCACTGTGGAACGCCACCGAACGGTGTTGCGCATGGTACATGATGGGGGCCGACGGACTCAAGGAGAAGATCAACCGTTCAATCGAGTGCCGGAAGGTCGGCTACACCGAGATGCTCAGCCGGTACGGTGACCGCTACAGCAAGGTGTCGCCCGACGACGGCAAAGACAGGGCGCGGTTCCTGATGGGGCAGGCACGGGCTGTGGCCAAGCTGAACGCCCCGGCCGGCGTTGATCCGGCTGACATTGCCAGGAGAAGCGGAGGCGGACTCCGGCGAGTATATACCGAAATCGAAAAACTTAAAAGACAATGAGCCATGAGTATGAAAATAACAGCCACGTTCAAGAACGGTCGTCGCCGGGTACTAAAATCACCCACTGACTTCCATGCTATTGACAAAAATCGGAAAGCTATGTTTGTCATGGATAACTGGCAGGTTTATACCGGCTATTCTGACGGAGAGGTAGATGAAGAAGGCGATTTCGGAATATTCGGAACTATACACGGTATTGCGCTGCCTTTTAATAGAATGATAGGATGGTGTTATGAATCAACTAAAAAATAAGAACTATGCTGACAAAAATTGAAATGCAATATATGGACGCGGTAGTTCAGATGAACCGCCGTCAACGAAACCACGAGATAGACTGGGATGAACGTCGCTTTGAACTTACCAAGGCTGCTCTTCAGGTAGCTTTAATGATGCCGTGGCATTTTGATAAGGAAGGAGATCCTACCCCTGAAAAGATTGCGAAGAGGGCTGTTGCAATTGCCGATGCTGCAGTAGCTGAGTTGATGACAACCGAATCCCCCAATAACAATGGCTAAACGAGCCTACAGTCCGAAAGAGGTTCTTGCCAAGACCTACAAGACCCTGCCGTGGGGACCGAAATGGAGTGTCCCCTTCGGGGAGGTGCCGGTGAACGAGACATGGTTCATCAGCGGCGCATCTGCCTCCGGCAAGAGCAGTTTCGTGATGCAGTTGGCAAAGGAACTGTGCAATTACGGAACTGTGCTGTATCTGAGTTACGAGGAAGGTGTCAGCATGTCGTTCCAGGAACGCCTCAAGCGCGAAAAGATGAACGAGGTGCAGGGTCGGTTCCGGACAGTCGTCGGTGACACCTACGATGATCTTGTGGAGAGGCTGCGCCGGCCAAAGAGCGCCAAGTTTGTAATTATCGACAGTTTTCAGGATAGCAAGCTGACTTACGAGGAAGTCGAGGCTCTGATTACCCGGTTCCACCGCAAGGGTTTCATCTTCATTAGCCAGGAGTATAAAGGCCAACCCACAGGCAAGCCTGCGGGAAGAGTGAAATACAAAGCCGGAATCAAAATCCGTGTGTCAGGCTACAAGGCATATTGCCAAGGCCGATTCACCGCCAATCCCGAAGCCTACTATGTGGTGTGGGAAGAAGGAATTTTAAGAACCTCAAACAACATCGGATAATATGAGCAAGAAACGGACAATGATAATCATCGAGCCTGACGGTCGGATTCACAAGGAGGCCTTTATGACCGCTCCAATGGTATGCCCGTATTATAACGGACGCGGCGGCTTCCCAATTGACACGCCTAACGGGTCGGATATTGAAACATGTCCCGACTGCCAAGGCTCCGGCGAGGTTGTGGCAATGGTGGTTATTGACTGGAAACCAAATACAAAACTTAAATAAATCAAATTATGGAAAATGATGTAAATAGCCTGAAAGAGCAGGAACGCCTCACGAGTTGCGCCATGAGTCTGATTTCAGACGCGAAAAAATATGTGGCCGGAATGGAGGCTAACCGCGAAACCGCTCTTGTAAAGACAAAACTTGACGAGGCAAGAATGTGGCTGGAGCAGTATCAAGGAATGGTTGTCATAAAACTGGCACACAAAACATGTGTATAATGACATGAAACAGCAAGTAACTAACTTCGGGCGGTTCTACTCCGCCTTCAACAAACTCACCATACACGGTGAGCGAGATGATACCCGGCGGCAGTTTGTGCTGCAGTACACCGGCGGTCGCACCGACAGTCTCAAGGAGATCACCCGATCCGAATACAACGCCCTCTGTGTCGGCATCGAGGCTCTGACAGGTTCGCATGACGAACTGAAGCGTCGCCGGAGCATAGTTCTCAAGCTGATGCAGGAACTTGATGTCGACACCACCGACTGGGCGCAGATCAATGATTTTTGTCGTCATCCCAGGATTGCCGGGCAGCCATTCGGCAAATTGACCATCGATGACCTTATGGCACTCGCCACCAAGCTCCGCTCGATCAAGCGCAAGGGGTGGCAGCGCAAAAAGGACGAGCCGGCCTCGGCCACTCCGCAACAGCATATAACTTACCTGATCAACCTTGCCGGGAACGGCATGAAATCGTAAAACGACAAACCGACTAATAATATCCTTATGACAGAAAAAGTAGAAATGACAGCCGAAGAGCGTCAGGAATTCGAGGCTTACAGAGCCGAAAAAGAAAAAAAGCTTCGTGAACAGGAACGCAAAGAGCAGCGCAAGCAGTACGCCGACATGGTGGACGAGGAAATCTCCACCACCATCCCGCAGCTCCGCGAGCTGAGCGAACAGATCAAACTGGTCAAGGAAACCATCTTCGGCAACTTCGAGGCAATCCTCAAGATGAAGTCCGAGATTACCGGCGTTGCCCGTGACAATCAGAACAGCCACACGTTCACCAATTCCGACAGCACCCTGCGCGTCATCCTCGGAGTGAACACCATCGATGGCTACCGCGACACTGTAGAGGATGGTATCGCAATGGTAAAGGGCTACATTGAGAGCCTGGCCAAAGACGATGCTACCAAGGCTCTCGTTAATGCCGTGCTACGTCTTTTGAGCCGCGACGGGCAGGGCAATATAAAGGCCAGCCGAGTGCTTCAGCTCCGCAAAATGGCGGAGGATAGCGGCAATGAGCAGTTCCTTGAGGGTGTGAAAATCATCGAGGAGGCTTACCAGCCTACTATTTCCAAGAAGTTCATCCGCGCCCAGTACAAAAACGACAAGGGCGCATGGTGTTATATTCCTCTCGGCATGACCGATGTCGACTAAAACGTAACGAAAATGGAAAAAGAAATCAAAAGACCGCCACGGATCGCAGTGTGCCGGGAATGCAACGGCACCGGGATACAGAGGACCGAATCACCACAAAGGTATCCCGCTCCATGTCCCCAGTGTGAGGGCAGCGGCAGGGTTACAGTAAGCAGTGTGACAACACTTGACATCAGACCTTATAAGCAAAAAACGATAAAACCCATATAGCAATCGATGGCGAGCAAGCGCGGCATGTCCTACAGAAAGCGCGTAGAGGATATAAACCGGATATATGACCAACACGCCAAAAGCGGGTTGACTAACCGGGAGATATGGCGGAGGTACATATATCCGGTTTATTGGATCAGCGAGCGCACCTTCTACAACATTATGAACGCCACGGCAGGGCTTGAAAACCCGGTCGTGGCGTCCGACGTGCCAGGCCTTTTTGATTTTATCGACGAAAATCCCGAAACAGACGACCCTAATGAGCGAACTTGATCAACAGACTCGTGCTGTCTTCAGAAGCATATTGCGCGACATACAGGTCGAACTTGGAGATGAGTTCGACCAAAATTTCGAGCGGCAGGCATTCTTCAGTCAGGCATGGGCGAGGCGCAAAAGTCCGACGCGCCCCGGTGGTCTGATATTGGTTGATTCCGGCGGCTTGAGACAGAGTATCCGCAGTGAAATCCGCGAAAGCAGTATCGTATTTCTGTCAGACCATCCGGGAGCTGCCATTCACAACGAAGGTGGCGAAATCAAAGTGACGGCCAGAATGAAGCGTTACTTCTGGCACAAATATTATTCCGCTACCGGCTCCTTCGGCCGCCGAAAAGACGGCTCCCTCCGGCAAAACAAAAAGAATAGCCAACTATCCTCCGAAGCTGATTTCTGGAAAGCGATGGCGCTCATGAAGGTCGGAAGTGCCATCAAGATACCGCAGCGCAAATTCCTCGGCACGTCGCCGGAAGTAGAAACAGCAGTCAGGCAGATCATCGAGGAGAACCTTAACGAGTACATCAACAATATAGACTTCAATATTAAATGAAAACTATAACATTAAGAATCCCGACTTCATTCAAGGAATGGAAAGAGTTCATACGAGAGAAATCAACCTCTCGCAAAAAACACAATCAGGAAGTGCTATGGGATTTTGCCAATGCCATCTCCAGTGAGGCTCTATCCAACTACTGGCGCAATGATATATCCGAAACAATGGTTAAAAGCGTATTCCGCATGGGAGGTAACTCTAAACTCACAAAAATGTATTTTGAAGCTAAAAAACAACTCAAATGAGAGAGGAATTATACCGCAAACTTAAAACCCGGCTTGAGGCACTGTGCATCAATGCCGCCGGAGAGTATTATGAACGCCCGGACGAAGCAGACATGGATGACGAACTGTATCCCCGTGCGATCAAACACATCGACCTATGGAACCATAATGTAGAGTTCCTCGAGCAGGAGGCACCATGGCCACGCCCGGCAGTGTTCATCGAATTTGTTCCCTTTAAGTGGCATGCCGTCGTGCCCGGAGTCGAATACCGGGCGCAGCCGCTGATCAATCTCCATGTTGTGACCGACTGGGCGGAGCAGAAAAATATCGGCGAGTTCCGGCTGCTTGACAAGATCCATGAGCAGCTTGCCGGACTGGAAGGCGAGAACTTCATGGAGTTCGACATCGACAGCTCCGCCACCAACCATAATCACGAGGATATTGTCGAGAACATAGAAACCTATACTTGCGTCGGGTTCCGTCATCTGAAATAAGGCCACATAAACGCGCCGTGTCGCAAAGAAAACAGAGAGCCGCATCCTTTATCGGGTTGCGGCTCTCTTGGCGATATATGGGCGAGAAAACGGCCTCAGATGGCATCGACGGCAGGGAGGTCGGGTGTGGTGAACAGCATGATGTCCGTGTACCGGGCATTGTAGTTCATGGTCGCGTTAAACTCCTTGCGGCTGCAACGCTCGAACGGGTTGCCGAGCGAAGGGTTGCGGCCCATCCATTCGCACAACTCCACGAGGCACGATTTCTCGGAAGTGAAATAAACAAAGTTATGGCCAGACAGCACCGACAGCACATCAAGGTAATCCGCGAGCCGCCAGTACATGCGGTATGTGGCCACGTCGGTAGACAGATAAGGCGGGTCTACGAGGAACACTACGCCGGGCACATCCTTGAACCGCTCGAACAGTTCCCGGTAGTCGCACGATTCAATTTCCAGTCCGGCGAGATACTCCGGGCATTCGGCATATCCTGCCTTGCGCACATTGTTGTAGAGCGTTTCCTTGCGCATCTCCGGGATGCTCATCTTATACTTCATCGAGAACATCAGCGAGGAGGACAGGGTGATGAAGTCGAGATAGCCGGTTTCCCGTTCTTCCTGTTCAAGCAGGGCGAATATACGCTCCCTTGCCGCCCCTGTTATGGGTTTGTGCCGCCCGAAACCGTCGGATATAGGTCTGATACGGTCGAGCAGGGCATTGGTGCGCGGAATATTGGCTATGCGCAGCCGGTAGTCGTCGAAGTCATTGTATATGACCCGGGAATCGGGATGGGTGTGCTTGGTGATGTGTGACAACAGTCCCGAGCCACCGAAAAGGTCAACGAACACGGTGCCGGCCGGATATTGCTTTATCACTTCGATGAAGTGTTTGGCGAACATACGCTTCTGCCCGACGAAGGGCAGGGGAGCGGACAGATAGAGGCGGCTCATACGTTCAGTTCGAATTTGACGCTGTCCTCTCCGGCGAGAAGTCGGCGGGTGTTGTCGATATTGTTGTCATACACATGTACGTTGCCAAGGAACAGTGTTATTGACTTGAGGGGGAAGTCGATGTGCCGGGCCATGAGGTAGAGGTGGTATATGTCGGCCGGCAGTCCGAGGTTGGCGTCGGAGCTGCGCTGGTAGGCGGACACCACCAGTTCGCCGTCCTCGATCTGGAACTGAACGAGCGACAGGCATGGGGCCTGGTTGCTCTCTGCCTCGGTCGCTCCGAGGAACAGCACATAGTTCTTTGACGGGCGACGCTCTGTATTGATCCTGGCGAGCAGCGGCGGGAGCTTCTCGAAATAGGTAGGGTAGGAGTTGACCAGGATCGAACCGCAGTAGTCCCACCAGTTTATGCCGGCCTCGCGGTACTTCTCCACAGAGCGCTCGCCGCTCATGAAGAGCCTCAGCTCGGAGCGTAGTTTCTTGCGGGCCAGTCCGTGTCCCTCTAAAATTTCAAGCAGATCGGCCGGGGTAAGTGAGAGCTGCTCATTGATAAGGTAGGTTATATTGCCCTTCTTGTTGATCTGGTGCCTGCCGTTGTCAAGAATCCTGGCAAGGATTTGGTGATATTTGTTGCGTGCCATTTCGGTTGATTGTTGGTGATGGTGCAAAGGTAGGCACGCGCCATCAGCGGCACACTATCGGTACCGGGAATCACACTGCACGCGGATTGCAGTCATTCTTTGCCGGGCAAATCGGCAGAGCCGATGACTGGAAACGCTTTATCAGGCTGTATACCTTCCTCTCGCTCACGCCATATTTGTCGGCCAGAACCGCCACCGCATACGACACCTTGTCGCCGGCGCCGACCATGTTGTTGAAGTCAACAAAGAGGTCGATGTAGGCTGTGTCCTCGAGCCTTACGCCAATGCGGCGCAGTCTTTCGAGCAGTTCGCGGTTGAAATTCAGCACTTCAAATTATTGCTGTCCGGTAAAAAACGACAAAATCATATATTCTCTACAAATATAATAAGTTACACCTGTTTTACGAAAAAGG